CTTGACGACTGGTCGCTCTCCCGGTCGCCAGCTCCGTTAAACGCTCAGCTTCTTCACAACGTTCTACCTGCTGAACTATCTTATCGAAATAATATTCACTGGGAACAGAATTACACGCCTCGATAAGACGCGCATAGTCTCCCGCAGGAACCGTAGCTATGTTAAAACCAAGGTGATATGCAACACGACTAAAATTGTAATCATCTAACCTGTACCCAAAAGTCTGAGCAGGATTACGTGTTAGCTGATTTATTGCAGCATATACAACTTCTCTCTTAGTAGCATCCGTTGTTGTAGGATTAAATACAACACCTTGCTGAGCTAGATAACTCTGTACTTGCTCTAATTCTTGCTGTGTAAATTGAGCCACCTTTCAAACCCCGTATATAACTCAAGTTTATCCCAGAAAAAGAGGAGGCGTATTGTAAAATCCACCCACTCACACTGACGCCCCCTTGACCGACAAATCTATCCGAATTCACCCTCTATACAGCACTCGGGAAAACAGATAAAAAACTTACTTAAAAAAAATGACTTAACTCAAAAAGATATCGCAAAATTATTTAATGTATAAATTTCTAGCATAAGTAATATAAAATTAGGCGTTACATGGAAACACGTAACGCCTGAATAAGACTATTCTACGTACACATTCCCGTCTTCAAGAACCTCATCCCAATTAATACCCTTAATAGACTTCAACTGATCAAGTTTGGTAAAGCGTTCACCAGGCAAACTTTGCTGCAGTTCTTTTATGTCCGTAGCAGTTTTAATTCCCACGCCTTTCAACACCTGAGTCAGTAACTGAGGAGGAGCGGAGTTGATATTCACGCGGTTAAAAGCAGGAACTTCCGGCTTAACTAATTGACGTCCTCGTCGTTGCTTCGAAGGAGTGGGTTCTGGTTCAGCCTCACGAACTTCCTCAACAACCTGATTACGATGCGCAAAGAAAACTTTACCTGTAGTAATAGAACGCACCATCATGTACTCACCATCGTCGTGAGTGCTGACAACTTCGATTTTGACACCATTAGGAGTGTACGTGAACTCTTTAACCTGAGTCACAGTCATTATGTGAACAGTATCTGAACGGTATCTTACCTTAAACTGGCAGTAGGTGTACGGTCTAAAGGTAGGTGCCTTTTAACTTTCGTTTACCGGGTTTACCTCAAATCCCGGCGCCCGCAAGACGATTGCTGCAGGCAGTTCCTTTTGCAGGTGACGTACTGAACGTCATCGGCGAAACAAGTTCCAATATCAAAGCGGGTATGTCGCCCAGGCGTGCGGCAGCGCGAGGTATCGCAGTGGGTGGAACCGGGTTTGCCGCAAGTGCGCTGCCTCCAGCCGATATCGCCACGGTGGCACCAAACGTGATTAGGTATGCAGCTAAGGCTCAGGAAACGCCAGAGGCGCAAGCACGGCGTGAGCTGTACCGCAGTCTAGGTATTGCAGGCGCAGGGGTAGGCCCGGAAGCATTAAAACGAACAGCCGGAATTTTGGACTACGTCAACCCTGAGAACTATGCCAGGTCACTGGTAGATCTTGTGGAGACCGGCAAAACATACAGCATTAATCCAGAAGATCGTTTAGAGCAGATCAAACAAGAACTGCTTCGTAAGTCAATCGGAATCAGGTAAAAAAAATCCCCCTCCGAAGAGGGGGGCGTCCGTCGACATCCGATTAAATGTATCAGGCCGAGGGAACGGTGGAGGTGTAAATCGAAGACTCCACCACACCAGCGGGCTGCAGGGCGACATCGGAGCGCTTGGGCGGCTCGTCAGGAACCAGCCAGCAAACTTCGCAGATTGCCAGAGCTTTGTCCTTACCGATGAGCTTGCCGGATTTAGCACGAGGATCGTACACACCGGAAGCTTGGGCGAGACCCGAAGCAGCCACACCGCCGAGGTTACGAACTGAGGACAGTTTGTAAGTAGTTTCGGCAGTCACAACGTGCATGTTCGCATCATTCCAAGCGTTGGTGGAATTGAACGAACCGTTCTCGATGCGGCTGTTGGCGCCGACGATAGTGGCAAAGAAACCACTAGGGGTAGGGGTGCTGTTCAGACCAACGCTCAGAGCGGGGCCGAGACCCAGAGTGGGGGTAGCGGAACCGCCGCCCACGCCGCTGGAAACCACATCGCCGCCGTCGAGACGCAGACCCACACGGTACACATAAGCGCCGGAAGGCACAGTGATACCGTCGGCAATGTCGGAACGCACATCCTTGTGATAATCCGGCGAGGGGATAATCACGTTGGCGGTGGTGAAGGGAACGTTGTCCCCGTTCAGACCAGAACCGTAGGGCTTGGTGTAGTACTCAAGCTGGTTGACAGAACCGAGGGCCTGATAAGACAGGTCCACGTAACCGACAGCCTGCTGAGCAATCCAGCCGGGACGGAAAATAACGCCAACAGGACCGCCGACGGGTTGATCGACGAGGGTTTCGCTGGTGCCGTTCTCGTTGTTGTAAACAACGGACTTCTCTTCGTGCCAGTAACGAAGAACGTTGGTGTAGTTACCAGGATAAATCTTGGCAACCGAGATCTGGTTAGGGTTGATGGCCATCGTTAGTTACCTCCTCAAGCGTTAAAGGAGTAGGCGATGGTCGCGAAATCAGCGTTCAGAAGTTCGAAACCTGCGTACAGGCTCCAAATCATCATGATGAAACGGCTGAAATCGTCGTTGTTATTCAGCAACACCTGGGCATTGTTACCGCCGATGCCGACGCCAACGCTCTGGGGACCGAAGAACATACCAATTGCGCTCTCGTAAGACTTCGACGTGCCGCCGATGGTGGCAGTCTGACTCTGAGAGGGCATGTTGGTGGATTCGAAGAAGCGAACGCCTTCGAACACAAAACCCGTGGGCATGATCGGCTCGCCGGCCACGAAGGTGGCTTGACCGAAGCCCTGACCCATGTAGATGGCAGCGTTGGGCTGCATCGAGGACATGAGGGGGTTGATCTGACCGTTGCCGGGGTAACGAGCAACTTCACGGAAGTCGCTGTTCTGGCGCAGGTGCATCAGGAAGGTAGGATCGCAAACGCAGCGATAGAAACCGTCCTGGTAGGTAGGAGTGTTCCGCTTACGCAGGCTCTTCACCACGCGCAGCAGGTCATCCTTAACGTCGAACTTAGCTTGCTCGGCGTTGGCGTAGGTGAGGCTACCAACGGCAAGATCGCCGGGGTAGTAGTAACCACCTTGGCTGTCGGAAGCCTGACCCTTGGAAACAGCTTTCAGGAGTTCATTGATGAACACCCGGTCGCGCCAACGACGGTAGTCGTCGAGCAGAGTCAGAGAACCGATGGACTGGTGGAAAGCGGTAAGGTTACCGGTGTCCAACAGCAGACGCTGAGCGGTGATCAGAGTCTCGCGAGCAATCTTAAAGGTGCTCGGCTGAGTGGGATCACTCGGGTCAGCAGGACCGGTGTACTCGCGGAGGGTCACGAGCACTTTGTCCTTAACAATGTTGCGGCTGTTAGCCGTGCCGATGGTTTGCTCGGCAGTGCGCTCCCGGCTTTCTTTCGAACCAGGATTGCCCCAGAAGCGGTACCGGTCTAACTGAACAGTCTGGCCGGGTTGCTTCGAGAAATCGTGAACAACCACGGGCTCAGCTGCCATCTCCACCACATACGCGGGGTGAGGACGGTATAATTCAGCGCCCAGCAGCTTCGGGAAGTCATTATCGACGAACAAAGCGTCAACCTCCGAAGAACTACATACTTAATTTAACTAGAAAACAGGCTGAACAAAACCAGCTTGTCGCATTTTTAGCGGTCAAATTGACTTTTGATTACTTGAATTAACTGTAGGTGAATAAGTGCGCACCATAGAGCGAACACCTTCAGGCAACTGATGGTAGATAGCCGCAAAGTTAGAGACATACGTGCCGGCTTTTCCGCGGTAGATGTACCGCAAAGCCGTCGACATCAGCCCAGGAGCTGTGCTGCGAACAGTCTCCGTATATGTTTTACAGTAAACAGGAGGGTTATACACCCACGACGCGCGAGATCCGGACGTGTCGTTGGTTGGATTTGTGAGAATGCCGCCTTCATAACGACCGTGAGTTACGCCCCCTCCTGTGTAACCCTGAGCAGCTGTGTTGTCGTCGGGAGTGTTGTAGGGAGTGTACGCCTGAGACGCAGGAGCAACGCCATTGAAATAAGTAGATTGCCCTGTTGTCCTTAAGCCAAACTGGGGACCATAAGACGTGGAAACTTTTGCATTAGCGATTGTCGAAACACCCAGAGGGCGATACCCGACATAACTGCTTAGCGCTCCGCTCGGAGCGTAATCAACGTCCGAATAATCTGTCCAGTACCCAGAAACCGCGCGAGGAACAGCGCGCCACTCGTTAGTGTTATACCAAAGCCCACTATTCGGAGCTCCGGGAGTGACGATACCGGTATCCGCGCCGGTATCCACAATCCCAGAGCTAACCACGATATAGCCTTCGTGGTTCGGACCGCTTTGAACCCTGTGAAAGCCGCTATCGTACCGCCAATTACTTATAGGCGTATACATATCGGCTTCTCACGGTTACATATAGTATAAAACTTTTAAAATCAGTCTTCAGAAACAGCAGTAGGCTCGACTTTGGCACTCAAAGCTTGCATGTCCGCACTGATATTTTGCATATCCCGAACATAAAGTTCGCGAAGGGCACTCAGCTCAGATTGCAAGGCGGCAATTGACTCTGCCGGTGTGGAGGCCGCTTTTGAACGACGGTTAAGATTAGCCACGCTGCATTTCCTCGCGTTTTTTAGCGAATTTTTTAGCTTTACGCTTGGCCTTAACCATAGACTCTTTTTTCTTTACGCGCTCAGGGAGATCGCCTTTAGTTTCTTCCTCATACTCTTTTACTTTATTTTTTGAGATTTCACCGCGTTCCGCCATCGCGTAGAATTTGCGGCGCTGAGACTCGCTTCGAAATGGGGCCAAGATTATACGCTAAATCTAAAAGTAGTTTAACAATAAAAAACCCCGCCTAACAGACGGGGTCCCCTGGATCCTCCTAGCGGATAGTAGCTCAGGCGTTGTCCAAGAACAACAGCTTGCTACGGATGGCATCAGGACTCATCTGAGACAGATAACGCCAAGCGTTTTCGGGGTTCTGATCCATCGTCTGAGTGAAGCCGTTCCACTGAGACTCAACATCAGCACCGCGAGCACCGCCGGTAGCACCAGCAGGGACAGCAGGCATTTGATCATACTGAGGCTGATACTGTTGGCTGTAGCCGTAATCAACCTCCTCGTCCACGGGGTACACCTCGGTGAAGAACCGATTGGTGTAATCAGCCAGCTGATCAGGGTCAGTCAGGATGTGCTCCATGGCGCCGGCTCGCAGAGCGAGGGCTTCCATGTTTTCATTCTGCTGAATCAGCGTATCTTCAAGAGTAACAGCGTACTCGTTGAGAACCGCAGGGGCTTCAATACCGAAGTGATTAACTACGGCGCTTGTTTCCGCGCTTAGTTGAGCGGGTTGCGCTTCCGTAGAAGTCGGATAAGAAGTCGGGGTTGTATACGCGCTGTTGTACGAGATCTGCTGATCCGTAGGCGCTTGGTACAGCCAGGGTTGGGCCTGTAAATTCTGACTGTACTGTTGAGTATCCTGCGGCACCATTTGGTACTGAGGATACTGTTGTGCCTGGCTGGGGGACGGGGAGATCCGAGAAACCACCCGTTCCAGGCTGCCCATCGCCGCTTCCCACGGATTGGACGGGGAGGAGGCTGACGGAGACTGGCTGTACTGGTTGCTGGTAGAAGGGGCCGTAACCGGTGTTGCCGGCGACTGCATTTGGGGCATAGCCACCGAAGGCACCCCCTGGGTATTGGCTACCCACTGCGGGTAGGCTGTTGAGCCCAAATCCGCCGCGGGCGCTGCCTGAGGGGCTGCTACCGCCGGGGAGACCGGGCTCGGGATCGAAGCTGGGATCTGCTGGCTCATAGCTGCCCGAGTAAGTCAGTTCTTGCGCAAGGTGATCGAACGTCCTGTATAACAGGCCGGTCAGGTTTAGCCGAGGATCAGCCGCTAATGGTTGATTCGGCGCAAGCGGATGCGGCGTCTGCAACATCTGACTTAATAATACTAAAAATTGCTGGAATGCGCCTTGCGTTTGTTGGATCATGCGGAAGGGAAATCCCTTCAGCATCTCACTACGTTCAGCATCCGTTTTATCAGGAAAGAGATACTTCAGAGCTTCGACGCTATCCACACCGAGTTCTTGAAGATTTCGTACAACGATTGACTTTTGGTTAATGTCGTACGCAGTGTCTTCATAAACATCACCCTGGAAGCGATAAGTAACATCGCGATTACCGTCAGGAGGCAGACCGTACACACCTGCCGGAACGTTATTAGCCTCAAGAGCTTTCTTAAGTTCCGCCTCAACCTTCGCCTCGAATTTGCCTACAGAAATCTGATATTTTTCTAGCGCTTCTGGCGTCTCCTCTTTAGGCGGGTTAGGCGCCTTCATGCCGCTGACGGCGATGAAGCTGTCGCGGAAGATTTCCTCCTGATGGAAGAGAATCATCTCCAGCAGACGACAAAAACCGTAAGTTAAGAAACTTTTGTTTTTGCGAAGCGCCGTGGCCTGCGCACGACCCATCAAACCTTTAATTTCTGTTGCCGTAGCACCGGCGGAAATAGAGATCTCGTCGACACCGCCCAAAGCTGTTCGAATTTCTTCACGCAGCAACAAAGCGTAACGATTCATATCCCCGTTAACCGGGTCGGGCGTCATGTAGCCCACGCGGTCATTCGGCTCGATATTCGCAATAACGCGAGGGACTTTTAAGCCCCCGAGTGTTGAACCAGAACCGAAAGGTTCGGAAACGCGAGTAGATGGAGTATCGCGTCCTGCAAATCCGCTCTGACTACTAATAGTCGGACGGAATGTACGACCTTCATCCGCAGCTTCGACCAGATCGCTACGAGGGCGCGAACTAATAAGCGTGGGATTACCAAAAAACTCAATGTTCTTGGCGATATTGCGCATCATTTGGTCATGAAGCACAATCTGCTCCATGAAAGGCTCAAACTCGCCTTCGCCTTCAGTTCCGCTGCTATTTGGTTTGTTTAAAACCTCAACAGCCGGTATAAACCCAAGCGTATTCGGACGGCTATTCCTAGGGCTGAGAACAGCACCCGGTTCTAATTCAAAACTGAGCTCTGTATTTGCCTCAAATTCATCTATACGATCATTTGTAATTGAGATGCGAACGTAACGTTCGTTCATCCCGTAACTATCGGAAGGAAGACCTAGCGTCGTATTCCTTACCTTGTAGCTATAAATAATTACAACTTCTTCGATATTTCCATTTATATCGTGATAAACACGGTACTGATCCTTAGTAAAGAAATATATCTGATATTTAAGTTTTGGATCGGGACGGAAGTAAAACAACCCGCAGCCATCTAGCAAAAAATTCCGGATGATGGCGGGGAAACGAATATCAAGTTTATTTAAATCAATTAAATCTTGTAAGAACTGAGTACGAGCCCGGTAAGTGTCCTGCTCGCAGTAAAAAAATAAACCCTTCTTAATCATCAGAAGGGTCATTTGCTGGAGGTGGCCTAAGACCACCATCGTGGCGGCCTGACGCGAGCGATCTTGCGTCCGAGACGCTTCTAAGATCTCAGTGAATCTTTGTCGAACGCCCAGCGTATCAGCTGCCATATTCAGTACAGTGTTAATTCAAGAGAACTTTTCTCCCCAACAGTCTACTTAAGCCACGAGCCCTTGTACTGCAAGCTCTCGAGGTATTTCTTGGCTGCCGGAGACGTGAACTGATCGTAACCAAACGGAATACTGCCGGGGGCGCTGCTGGGCTGGCCAGTTTTCGGGTCCCCCATAAAACGAGTGGGGACGGCCGACTCGCCCTCGAAAACTCGGGACATACCCTCGGGTGTATTCATGAAGTAAGAATTTTCCAGCACATTCATCTCCCCGGTCTGGTTGTTGCCGGGTAAGTTAGAGCTTGTGTACCACGAGATTCCCTTGTCCTGCAGACCGCCGCGACCAATACCTAAATTGGTCGAACCTAACGGGTTGAATAAAACTCTAGCCGGCTCGAATTTATTCTCCCCCGTAGGATCTACATACTGAGTGTATTGCTTGGGATTCTGAGTGGCCCAATTATCGATAACAGCTTGAGGACGATTACCGATATACAAACCGGTATCTCCCTTGGCTAAATAATCTTTAATCTGTTCGTCATTGAAGCCGCCAACATTACGCGCGCGCATCCAAGCGGCAGCGTCGAACACACCAGGGCCTAGCGAGCCGCCGTAAACTTCTCCCCCGGTAGCGTATTTTCCGATATCACTTGACTGCCAGCTTAAATTTTGTGCAGGTTGAGCAGCAGCGGCTACTTTGGGTCGATCTTTCGGTTTTGTAATAGGTCCTTTCGCAATCGAACGCGTCATATCGCCACTGGGTTGCTGCAGCCTTTTTAAAGACTTTCCTTTAGCTTGACGAGCCTTAGTTTGGTCCGCCTGAGGGCGCCCAGTCTGTTGGGGAAGAGCGGCACCAAAAGAGCCCAGCCCACCGGAAACAGAAGTCATCCGGTTCTGACTAGCAGCCGGACGTTGGGGACGAGGAGCAGCAGCTTGGGGACGAGGAGCAGCCGCGCGAGGTTGCGGACGGGGAGTAGCAGCTCGAGGTTGCGGACGGGGAGTAGCCGCACGTGGCTGGGAACGACTCCGGCCGCCGGGCGCAGGACGGTTACCTCCAGCCATACGTTTAGCGGCCACGGATCTACGGTTGAACTTGTCTAATTTTAAACAATTTTTTCTCAAAAACTAAGGCGTTATCTAAAGATGCTTAAGGAAGCAGATAGGTACGAACTCGATCTAGCTCAAAAAGCTTCGCTGGCAGCAATTCGTGAGGATAAGGCTCAAGAATATGATCGGTACGCCCTAAGGGATCCGTAGCTCCAGCCGCAGCACGATAAGAGTCGATAAAATCAAGCATTTCTTGGCTATCAGCAGGGGCTACAGCGTTAGGGATTACGTCATAGCAATGAGAGAAGGAAGTGACCTTACGTTTCATGCGAGATGCGTCGCCCATCCAGCTAAAGTGCCACCCGGCATCACAGTTCCCAACAACAATATCGTTTGGGTTGTGACGGATTTGCGAGGGCGTCTGATCTAAGTGATCGTGAAGAACAACTGTGCCGCAAGTCCAATTATTAGGAGCCTCAGTAGGGCTGCCTTCCGGATTAACGACACGAAGGTCTGCACGCCCGTAGAACATAGGCATGGATAGCCGAACACACCGCGAAGTGTCTGCTTTGGCTAATTCGACCGCCTCCAGCAACGCTTCGGGTTTAGGGATTTCGTCAACGTCACTGAAAAAGAACACAGAATCAGGTGGAGTCATACGCATGCCGACTCCTAAAGCATCCCTCTGGGCATACTCGCGCGCCCACGGATTAGGAATATCTTCAGGAGTAGGAAGCTCTACGTGAAGAACTTGAATCATATCCTCAGGTAAACCCAGAGCCCGGATGGTATCTACACACGTAAAAGGCTTAGGATCGCCTTTAAATGTACGGTCTCCGTCTGTAATAATAAACCCATCTACAATATCTTTAAGTAACTCAATTCTGAGTTCTAGGAGCTCTTTTTCGTCAAAATACAAAAAACAGTCAAACAGCATGACAACCTGAAGGCTGTCAGCATATTAGCGCTTAACGGCGGTATTGATTCCGCCAGAGGCGCGTACAGCACTATCGCCATTAGTAGGGCGCCGCTTTGCCCGAGCTTCCTCGAGTAAAGACTCTTTCATACCGCGCACGTAATTATCCATTTCATCCTCGGCAGAAGGGTTACCCGTTAAAGCAGGAGGCATTGCACCGATAGTGGGACTTTGTAAGCGGAGATTGTATTCAGATGGAGAGTCATATACGGTATCTAAATATTCTTGCGTGTCTGCAGCTTGCTCTTGATCGGAAAAAGCCCGACCAAAAAAATCAGCGGCTTGGTTGAACGGGCTCCGCATTTTGTTTAAGAAGTCTTCTTCCTAATATACTCAGATGCTCGACGACGAGCTTCGCGTGCTTTAGCTGTATTAGGAACTTGAGTATTTACAGGTCTGTCGCCGCGTGTCGCACGCTTCTTGGCTTCGTCGGTAGCACGACGTTCAGAAGGACTTAATGAAGCCCACGCGGCTTTAGGTAGATAACGTTCAGTCCTACCTTTTTCGCGAGCTAAATCAGCCATCACACGTATGACCCGCCAGCCTGCGTGGGCGAGCCCGTCATCCGGGACACAGTCGCAGATTTTAAAAGATCGTCTTTCGTAGCATCCAGAAGACGATTCCAAAGTGCCAAACGAGTGGCATCG